AAAACCTGGAGCAACTGTTTGATGCCAAGCTCGCAGCTATTGAGAAAGAGCATGAGTGCATCCAGGAGTTACGAAAATCTGCTCAGTTCCCTGAGCGGTTGCTGTAGCGAGTGACTATGACTGAAAAAAAACTGCGAGAAAGTAGGAAAAGATGTCAAAGAAAATCCAAGTAGAAGCATTTTATGGCGCTCATTATCACGCTGGTTGTATGGTGTGTGAGTTCGTCACTGGAATACAAACTGATGAAGCGCCAACCGCTCAGGATGTTCGCAGAGCGGTAAAAAAGCATATCCTTGAAACAGGTCACGAATGCTGGATTGAAAGCAGTACGTCTTGGCATTACAGCCTGCTTTCTAACAATAAGTCAAACAGACACGCCTAGGGCGTGTCTGAAAATCCATCTGCGTCGTAGGCATGCCGCTTACGCAAGCTGTTAGATGAACACCTTGCAAATTCCTGACAAAATTGGGAAATCTGTTCTATAACGGAGCTCTATGAATGTAACCCCGCGCGCGTTAAGTCGTCTTGCACGAGACGCCATCAAAGGATATCGAAGCACATGTTGCACACACTACCGGTTCTTAATGCCGCAACCAATCATGTCCGCTACAGCTGATCGTCGATTTTTTCTGTGCAGCGGTCATGCGGTAGTCGCTGCACAGCTCGATAAATATCCGGACAGGCACGTGATGGGGGAATTGTGTTATCGCGAATACAAGGGCAGCAAGGTCACTGTGCTTGCCCGGTGGGATGTTTCCGTCAGCACAAAAGACGATATGCCAGTCAATCCCGATATCGATATGTATCTTATTGGAGATGCGAGAGACATCAAGTGCCGTTGTCCTGGCTGCGCTAATAAAGGTCGTTGGGAGATGGGCAAGGCTGCGATCAAGCTAATCATCAAGACGTATGTCGCTGAATAAGATGTATAATGCGGATCAGATAAATACTTTTGCAGTCCTGGTCTAATCCGGGACGTTTGGATCGGAGTGATGCGCCCGATGACTCAAGTGAGTCGTCGGGCGTTTTCGTTTCCATCCACCACTCAAAGGAGATTCCTATGCAATCAAAACTTGAAGACCTGCTCAAAGCGCTTGGCTTACCCGTTGGACTTGCGCTGGTCATTGCCAGTGTGGCCTCGTACCTTGGGCTTCCATTGGAACATGCCTTCGAACTGTTTGGCATTCTCGTTGGTCTGCCATTTGTCATTGGTCTGATCGTTGATGTGCTCAAACTGGTCGGTGTGGTTACGCCTGGCACATCTGGTGTCTGGTCCGCTGGTCTCAATCTTCTGGCTATTCTTGGTCTAGCGGTCCTACTCAAGTATGTACCTGACTTCGATGTCAATGCGTGGGATGCTACGCTGCTTGAGTTGGCAAAGGCTGTTGTGTTGATCATCACCTGGATCGCTCAACTATTTGGCACGAAGCGGGCGCATCACTACTTCAGCCGTCCGCTCATTACTCGCTTCGCTCACGTGTCTGTGTAATGCCGCATAAGGCGCCACATCCGTGCGCTGTGTATGGGTGTCCGAACCTGGTGTATTCGGGAAGTAGATGTGATCAGCATCTGCTTCCCAAGGATCGATCCCATGAAGCCATCCGTCTGTCTGCATCCAAGCGTGGCTATGGATCTAAGTGGAAGAAGAAGCGAGATGCGTATGTTAAGTCGCATCCATGGTGTGAAGATCCCTATGGCATTCATCAAGGTCAACGTGTGCGAATGAAGATTGTTGATCACAAGATCCCACGCGGTCAAGGCGGCAAGGATGTTGACAGCAACTATCAATCATTGTGTGGCAGGTGTCATAACTATAAAACTGCACATGATGGCAGCCGTCGAGGGGGTAGGGGGGATTCAAATCTTCAACATAGGGAGGTTTAGACCGACGTGGGTAGTCTTGCGTGTTCACCCGCGAAATTCGGGGGGTGGGGGTATCGGCGAAGTGATCCCATCTTGTTTCGCCGGTGAGCGGATCCAGAGGACAAGAAATTATGCGTGGAAGAAAAAACACCCCAACTGAACTGAAAAAACTAAATGGGAATCCAGGCAAGCGCGCATTGAACGATAAAGAGCCGAAGCCTGAAGCTGCGATTCCTGAATGTCCAGAGCATCTCACCGGCGAAGCGCGCAAGGAATGGGATCGCATCACGAAGGAACTGCACGCGCTGGGCATCCTCTCCAACATTGACCGCGCAGCACTGGCCGCTTATTGCATGGCATGGCTCGATTTTGTGTACGCATCAGGGAAAGTGGATGAAGAGGGTGAAGTAATAACATCCGAAAAGGGAGGCAAGTATATGAACCCCTGGGTGGGGATAAAGACCAGCGCTATGGATCGGCTTGTCCGAATCGGTGCTGAATTCGGTATGACGCCTGCAAGTCGCTCGCGCATCAAAGTGGATACACCATCGGAAGAAGATTTGATGGCCACCTTCTTGTTTGGAAAGAAAACGAGGGTGACAAAATAGCGTGGCTGTTATGCAGCAGGCCCAGGTTGCTGATCAACAAGCAAAATCAATCAAGGTCCGCAGCGTTGTAAAGCTACATCCTGCAGAGCAGTATGCGCGGGATGTGACCAGTGGAAAGATCGTCGCCTGCAAATGGGTGAGGCTTGCATGTGAACGCCATCTTCATGATCTGAAGCACGCGCATAAGCGCGGCTTTGTTTTTGATGAAGTTGAAGCGCAATACGTTTTAGATTTCATTGGAGAATTGCGACATTCGAAAGGCAAATGGGGCAGAGGTCTTGGGGAACATATTCGATTGGAACCCTGGCAGCAGTTTATTATCTGGGTTGCATTTGGTTGGAAGCGCGATAACTCCCAACGGTGGATTGAAAAGAACGCAGATGGATCCGTCCAGGATACGCGCGGCATGCGCCGGTTCCGGACCCTTTATGAAGAGGTCGCGCGTAAGAATGGAAAAAGTACAAAAGCAGCCGCGCTGGGATTGGAGCTCGCCTTCGCGGATGGCGAACCAGGCGCTGAAGTTTATAGTGCTGCGACCAAACGAGACCAGGCTCGCATCGTTCACAAAGAAGCGATCCGGATGGTTCGCAAGAATAAGGGGTTGAAAAAGTACATCAAGATCTTCAAAGACAATTTGAACCTCGAGCAGACTGAAAGCAAATACGAGCCATTGGGATCTGACTCAGATTCAACTGATGGTCTCAATGTGCATGCCGCTGTATGTGATGAGCTGCATGCCTGGAAGTCGCGCGAGATGTGGGATGTGTTGGAAACTGCAACCGGCTCGCGCGAGCAGCCCATGATCATCGCGATCACCACGGCCGGCATTGATCGCCAGAGCGTGTGCTATGAAAAACACGAATACACGCGCAAGGTCTTGGAAGGTTGGAAGGATCGATCCTTCGAAGATGATACCTGGTTTGGAATCATCTACACACTCGACGAGGGGGATGACTGGCGCGACGAGAAAGTTTGGATTAAAGCAAATCCTAACTTGGGTATTTCCAAGTTCTACGATGACATGCGCATGAAGGCAAAGCGCGCCACTCAAATGGCCGCAGCGCTGAACAACTTCTTGCGACGTGAACTCAATGTTTGGGTGCAGGGACAGGTCAAGTGGATGAACATGGATGCCTGGCGAAAATGCGCCGGCGATGTGGATGCGCTCGAGATAGCCAAGCGCTTGAAAGGCATGACGTGTTATGGTGGGTTAGATCTCTCTTCAACATCAGACATTACAGCATTTGTCCTGGTCTTCATCGATGAGGATGAGCAGGCGCATGTCTTCTGTCGCTTTTGGATTCCGGAAGACAACATGAAGATCCGTTCGCGCGATACAGGTGTGCATTATCAGAGGTGGTTCGATCAGGGATACATCGAAGCGACGCCAGGCAACGTGATCGATTATGACTGGATCTTCGAACAGATCGAGGAAGATGCAGAGCTCTTCGATATCGATCAGATCGCCTTTGATAGGTGGGGAGCTGCCCGCGTGGTGCAGACTCTTCAGGACAAAGGTATGACTATGGTACAGTTTGGGCAAGGATACAGAAGTATGAACCCACCAATGAAAGACCTTGAGCGCATGATCCTAAGTGGGAAAATCTCTCATGGCAATAACCCAGTGCTTACATGGATGGCAGACAACCTGGTCGCGCGGTTGGATCCTGCCGGCAATATGAAACCCGATAAGGAAAAATCGCGTGAGAAGATCGATGGAATCGTTGCGCTGCTCATGGCGCTGGATCTGGCGCTGCGACATCCGGAGAAAAAATCTGTTTATGAAAAACGAGGCGTGAGGAGTGTTGGATGAAATCTTGTTTGTGGCCACCTTCCGGAAGAAGGACAAGATTCTCTTGTCAGCGATCGCTCGAACCTGGCAGCACAAGATCGTCTTGTCCTCACCGGTGGACCTGGCGCCATACAAGACTATAATTAAGGGATGAAAATTGAAATTAAAAATCAAGACGTAAACATCGTCAACAAACATGGAGAGCACCTTGCCATGTGTCTTTGTTGTGAAAAGCTTCGTGGCAGCTTAGGTGATTGGGGCAGGGATGAGGACCCTGCGTTGGACAATCCATACATCGAATGTGACGATGGTGAATTTTCTTTTTCTGAAAACGATTCTTGGTATAAAGCTGTGGAGATCATCCATAATACTGCCCATCATTGCAAGTTGTTTGTTCCGGTCAAAGAAGAAGTGATCTAACCGCACATCTTGTCCTCACCGGCGGACCAGGCGCCATACAAGAAACGTATCCCTTGACAGCGCAGTCGAATAACCTATAATCCCCAACGACAGCGCTCAGGGTGCCCCCCTCACCTTGGGCGTTTGTCACATAATTGCTATTGACAATTCACCTAATGGGGTTGTACACTGTGGGCAGTTGAATAGTTGAACGCACTCCTGGTGTAGACCGGGAGAGTTGTCGGAGTGATGCGCCCGACGAGTCATTTGACTCGTCGGGCGTTTTTGTTTGCACTGGTCATGAGCGAATTTCTTAGCACAGCCATTATCGCAGTTCTAGGTGGACTGGTAGGGGCATTATCACAGGTCATCGTCGCACGCTTCTCGAGGTCGAAGCAGGAGCGTGATTCGGGCCTTGCCAGCGAATATTTAAAGCTGGCAGACATGAGCGGCGACCAGTTGGAAAAGCGGATCAATCACATTGGCAAGCTGGAACAAAAGATCAACGAGATGGAAGAACGGCGCGTAAAACGGGATGAAGAAATTCTGGTTGAGCGCAATGCGAGAAATATCGAGATCGCCGAGCTCAAGGCGCATCGAATACAGCGCGACGAGAAAATCGCAGAGCTTGAAAGTCGTATCGCTGAACAAGAAACACGCATTGAAAAGGACATGAACGATACAAAGATGCTGCACGAGAAATACCAGCGCCTCAAAGAGTTCACGGAAACCCTGATCACTGCGCTCGAAAAGAATGGCATCAAGCTGCCTGAATTAAATGGCGGAATGCCTGACAGCATCAAGGGGTGGAAGTGGGATAAGAAGTGACATTAAAGCAAACTCTCATCCGCAATTTTCCTGGAACGTATGAAGCAGTCACATCAATCACTGGACTGACTCCAAAACACCGCGCGCAAGGCGTGGACGTGTATGGTCCATACCAGGGATATTTTCGTCCAGAGACTGCAACGCAACGGATCGATTTCGCGGTTCAAAAATTAACAGAGGGCACCACCATCGTCGATCCGAAGCGGGTTGAGATATGGAACGGGGTCAAGCAGATCGGGATCCGTGGTGCATATCACTACCAGCGGAGTGGGGTGTCATGGATCGATCAGGCAAATTATTTTTTAGATGTTGCCAGTAGATACGATCATCATTTTTATACGCTGGATGTTGAGAAGTACAACAACCAGCTTACCGACAGCTTCGCCGCGGACATGTTCCGAATCTGTAACCACTGGGTAGAGCAGGCCCGAACGAAGAAGATTGTTCTTTACAGCAACAAAGACCTGTTCCAAACTTTTATCTATCCCAAGATCAAAGCACTCTATGGGACATCGGGCTTACAGTGGTTGTTGGAGATCGTCGATATTTGGTACGCCCAATATTGGCTCACACCCTCTGTTGATAAAGATCCCGCCCTGCCATCCTGGATGAAGACCTGGCGGATCTGGCAGATCACGGATAAGGCATTATCTCCATTGACCGGTGCGGATTGGGGAATGGGGAGCAAGGGCGGAGATGTGGATGTCTACAACGGGACTGTTGATCAAATGCGAGCCTGGCTCGGGCTGAGTGTGGAGCCAACGCCGGACCCTGTTCCGCAACCTGAGCCGCCGATCGTGGTGGAACCTGTTGAGCCTGACACAGAGCCGCAGCTCTATAACGCCGAAGTGATCCTCGATGTGAAGAGGAATGTTCGAAGTTATCCGAAAGCTGAACGCTCCACAGAGACTGGCGTTTATGTGCTGAAGGGAAATAAATTTCAGGGACGCATCTGGGTGGGGAATGGATATGTGTGGCTCAAGATCGATGCGCCTCAATATCCCGATCTTCATGGTCGCTGGGTGGCAGTGCGTTGGGCAGATGGCTCGAACATTGTTATCAAATTGACAAAGGCAGCTTCAACGCCTGTCTCTCTCTACCGGCTGCGCAAATGGGGCGATGAAGTCCTGGTGAACGAAGCTGGTCTATCTACGGATCTTATAGGAGGGACGAACTTTCAAGCCATCGGCTTGTATAACACCGTGACGATGTGGGGCGGCGTAACGAACTTTCTCAATATCCCCAGGTTTGATATCGATCGGCTCATGGCGCTGCAGGTCGAGGATGATTTTCAAGATAAGCGGCCTGAGCCTGGTGCATGGCTGGATCAGAAAATGAACTGGCTTTGCAAGGAGAAAGGCACCATCTATTTCACCGGCGACCACATGCCGGGCTGGGAGACAGCTGAATCGATCAAGTGGGGAACCATCGCGCTTGGAAACAATCTTGTGCAGGTGGAAGGTGTAGAGGATATGTTCATTGCTACCCGCGCGGAAACGCAAAAGCGTTGGCGGAAGATGGCGCGCCTGGCCGGATTTCGAAAGACCGATTGGGGCAAGCCGTTGAATGAGCTGCTTGCGCGGGGTCTTGTGCATCGTTGTTATTGTGCGTATGCGGGAGACAAACTGGGCGATTCTCCCAAAGGCATCATCTATAGCCCGTTCTGGAGCCCGTTGGATTGGCAATTTATTGGTGATGCCCAGCCACAACCAAAAGCTTTTTATGTGCCCATTGAATGGTTGGTGCCAGTATGAAACGCGTTTTTACCTGGCTTGCCTCTGCAGAGCGCAATGAGAAGGCTTATTGGATTGGCTTGTTCTTGATGTTTGTTGGGTTGACCTGGTCTTCTACCGTGTTTGTGGCGCTGACAGTGGTGGGCACCGTGATGATCATTGAAAGTATTGCCACATCCTACCTGGCTGGCTGGATCAATTCCAGAAATGAGAATGAGTAATGCCTCTCACCAATGACATGATCCGGACTCGAACATCGCAGCTGGCAGAGCCAAATGCCAGACCTGCGCGCGTGGGTGTGCGCGAGAGAAGTTATAGCGAAGAGACGATCACTCCGGAGATCTCGCTCACGGTGAGTGCGGTGCTGGCAGCCTTCACCATCCTTTCAGAAGACCTTTCCTCACTGCCATTGATCCTGTATCAGCGACGTGGGCGCGACAAGCTCAGAGCCTATGACAGCCTGTACTACCGGTTGATGCACGATCAACCGAACCCGGAACATACAAGCATGATCTTCCGCGAGTTGATCGTGGGTCACATGCTGGGGTGGGGGAATTTCTTTGGTCAGCCGATCTTCGACAAACGCGGCGACATCGTTGAGATCTGGCCGCTTCGCCCGGACCGGATGACGGTCAAGCGCTTCGAAGGCGAGCGCCTCTATCTCTACCGGACTGCAGAGGGAAAGGAACGCGTCTTCCTGGCTGAAGAAGTTCTTCACATTCCAGCCTTTGGCTTTGATGGCTTGATCGGGTATTCGCGCATCGCGCTGGCGCGCCATGCGATTGGGCTGGCGATCTCTGCAGATAAGTTTGGGTCAAAGTTTTTCTCGAATGGTGCGGTTCCTGGTTATATCTATAAACATCCAGGAGAGTTAACCGATACTGCCTATGATCATCTGAAGGAATCGCTCGAAGAGAGAACAGGGGTAGATCAGAGCCACAGGCCGATCATCCTCGAAGAAGACATGAGCATCGAGAAGCTAGGGATGCCGAATGATGACGCTCAATTTTTAGAGACGCGCAAGTTCCAGGTAGGCGAGATCGCGCGCATCTTCCGTGTGCCGCCACACATGATCGGAGATGTGGATAGCACCACCAGTTGGGGAAGTGGAATCGACAGCCAGGAACAAGGGTATGTCAACCACACGCTGCGCCCATGGTCCACGCGCATCGATCAAACTCTTAATTTAACTCTCCTGCCAAAGAAAGACCAGAGTGATCATTATTACGAGCACTTGATGGATGCGTTACTGCGCGGTGATATCCAGGTGCGTTACGCGGCGTATGTCAACGCGATCACCAATGGCTTCATGACCCGAAATGAAGTGCGGGAAAAAGAGAACATGAATCCAATTGATGGACTGGATGAGATCCTGCAGCCGCTCAACATGACCACGGTTTCCGACATCGGAAACGGTGAGCAGAATACAGAGGCCAGCGCTGCGCTCGAACCACTATGGCGGGATGCGATCGCGCGCGTGATGAGGCGGGAATCCAATGATTTGTTAGGGGCTTCGAAGCGTTACCAGGTCAAAGGGCATCAAGATGAATTTGAAAAGTGGCTCGATCAATTCTATACCGCGGACCATCCCGCGTTTATCAGCAAGCAGTTCCAGCCCTTGCTCGATGCGCAGGTCCGTTTGTTCCGGGTGGATTTCAGCCAGCAGATGCAC